CTTCGCTTATCGGGGGAATGCACTTTACAGTGACTTTTTGTTCTTGTTTAACTTTTGGGGTTTCTTTTTTTTTTCTTTTTTTTATTTTTTTCTTTTTTTTTTTTTTTTTTTTTAATTTTTTTTTAATTTTTTTAGAGTGATAAAAAAATTTTTTTGGGGGGTAAAAATTATTATTTAAATTGTTTATCATTTTAAATTTTTCTTTTTTTTTTTTTAGGCTTTCAAAAGTTCGTTCAACATGATCAGAGTGATACAACGAATGTTCTGATGGAGAAGCAGTATTCATCAAATGTTGAATCCATTCAAGTGTTGGAAAGCCAGGCAATATATGTTGTTCTTCTATACCCCAAACATATTTACGTTTTCTAGAAGTCTTAACTCCGGAAACCAAATCTTCAACAGCAGTAACAGGAAACATCAAGCGATTAGCATCATATATAGTTTTCAACATGTTATAAGCATAAGGGTTGGTACCATATGTATCGTAAGCAAGACCGATAGCCTTTGATGCAATCAACTGAGGAGATAGAAATTGAGTGCTTCCAAGTATTTTTTTTTTCATAAACTGATGTTGGACGACAAGGGCCTTGTGGTGTAAAATATCTTTGTAAAAAAAATGGTCCTTCCTTAGTTATATTACCAAACTCATCAAATTCTGTATAGAAATTTTCGTATTCTTTGATGTCTTTAAGGACGTGATGATAATTCTCCTTAAGAAATTGCGCAAATGTATGAATGTTTATCTTTTCCCAATAATCCTCTCTAGAACCCATAAGACCATTATCACCCTGAGCACCAAATCTGCAATAACTGCAATCTTTTTCAAAAATCTCAGCATCACACCAATCTTTTTCATAGAGCCATACCTTATATGCACGAATCATTAACTGCATTGACCAAGTATTGAAATGTGATGTGTTGTAATCACCACTAAATAGTGTACCAACAACAATTTTCCAAACAAAATGAAACCATTCAACAGTATGAGTAGTTGTATGAGTAAGAACCCAAGCAAAGAAAATTCTGATATAGTCAGAATTAAAATCACCAACAGCTATATGAGGAGCAAAATAGAGTATGTTGACAGAAAAATACAATACAAGAAGTATGATAGTGGCTCTATTGTCTTTGTTCTGGACATCAAAGGTGGCATATTTCCATTTTTTTTTTAATTGGGG